CACGCAAAAGGAGCGTATAAAACTCCGCTGCGTGTGTCTTTTTCTATGCAAAACAGGGGTAAATTGCCGTTTTTATGGTAGTTTACCCTTTTTGTTGTTTCTTCGCTCATCGCCGTGGGGATTTGTTCTTCACTCGCTTTGGAAAATCTCAAACCTTTAACGATTGCACAAAAAGGATTTTTGCACGATAAGGAGCGTATGATTTCTTCTGTCTTAATCAACGAAAAAATGACCGACCGCACTCTTATGAACGCAGTCGGTCGTTTGCTTATAAAGTTTCTCTTACTGTTATCCCGCACTCGAACTCGATTTCGATTTCCTTGTTGGACAGCACAGTGATTTTCCGTACAAGGCTTTTGAACATCACTCGGTCGAACTCTTCAAGTATCTTTCCTGTCTGTAGCAGTTTGGTCACTTCTTCGATTCGGTAAGATGCGAGTTGGACTCTTCCTTGCTCGGACAGTATCTCTTCTTTTCTCATAAGCAGTTGGTCTATTTTCATTCCGACCTGCTGACTTTGCTGTTCATATTCTTTATCGGTAATCTCTCCGTTGTTCCTTTTCATCAGCAGTTCCATCATCTGCTCTTGTAGCTTTTCTATCTCGGCATTCACTTCATTTATCGCTGTCGCACAGGAGTCCGTTATTTCGCTCACGGTCGCACTTTGCAGTTTTTCGAGTATTCGTTCCTTGTCCCCTATAAGTTCGTTCAATGCCCTTACAAACGCTTTCTCAAGGGCTTCTTCTTTGATAGGTCGGCTCTTGCAGTATTCCGCTCCATTGTTTTCGTGTCTTTTGCACACCCATATGTAGTACTTCTTATATTTGTTGTACTGTTGGTGTCTTCGGTAGGTTTCCCCGCATTCGCCGCATACTATCATTCCGCTGAACGGATATTTACCTGAAAACTTTCCGCATCCCGTTTCACCTGTACTTCGTAGCGACTGCCTGTTTTGGAACTCTTGCTGCACCATGTCGAATGTCTCTTTCGATATGATAGCCGCATGGCTATCTTCCACATACCAGCTCTGCGCGAATCCTTCGTTTTTAATTCGCCTTGGGGATAGAAAGTCTGGAAGGTATGTTTTTTGCAGGTGGCAATCGCCCTTGTACTTTTCATTTTGCAGTATCGACTTCACTGTGGAAGGATGCCATGTTTCTCTGCCCGATGGTGATGCGATACCATCTCGCTCAAGCCCTTCGGCGATTTCTTTCAGGCTTTTGCCGTCAAGGAACTCCGCATATATCCTTCTGACCGTTATTGCCTCTTCTGGCACTATTTTAAGCACCGTCCCTTTCTTGTCTCTCGTGTATCCAAGGAAGTGTTTCGTGTTAAGGATCACCTTACCCTCTTGGAATTTTTTCTTGACGCTCCACCTTATATTATTGGATATGCTCCGACTTTCTTCTTCCGCAAGGCTTGCCATTATCGTAAGAACGAACTCGCTCCGCTCTTGTAGCGTGTCAAGGTTTTCTTTCTCGAATATGATTCCGATACCGTCCGCTTTCAATTTTCTTGCGGTCTGTACGCAGTCGAGCGTGTTCCTTGCGAATCGGCTGACCGATTTCGTAATTATAAGGTCTATCTTTCCGTCTTCGCAGTCCTTTATCATTCGTTTGAACTGCACTCGCTTGGTATTCTTGCCACTCAAGCCGGGGTCGGCATAGATGTCAACCATCGTCCAATCATCATGGCTTGCAATGAGCTTGGTGAAGTGGTCTACCTGTGCCTCGTAACTGCTCTCCTGTTCTTCGTGGTCGGTCGACACGCGTGCATATGCAGCCACTCGTATTTTAGGCTTTTGTCCCATCGCTACCGACATAGGGTCAAGCCGTTCGACTCTTGTTTTCGCTGGTATAATCGTAATTTTGGGTTTAGTGTTTGCACAGTTTTCCATTGACATTCCCCGCCCTCCCGTTTGTATATTCTTTCGTTGCCTTATATCCATTTTGGAACTCGAATGTAATCGTCCAGTCTTTTACTGTTGCCTTTTCAAGGAACTCCGCCATTTGTTCCGTCAGCTCATCCGATTTCTTATATTTCCCTTTTACCATATCTCTCATTCGTAGATTTTTTATGAGAGTTTCTTGTTCTTTTATCTTTATAAGTATTTTATCGGTTTCTTCTCGGCATTTACTTTCGGAGATATAACCTTTCGCTCGTAGTTGTCGCAGTTCTTGCTCGTTGGCAATAAGTTTTCGCAAGACCTCTTCTTGCTCCGTTATGCCGTTCACATCATTATTCGCGTCAAGGCTTTCGTTGTAGGCTTCAATCAGCAATCTTGTAACAACTTCGTCTTTGATGTCATGTGAGGTGCATTCCTTTACCCCATAAACATCCTTTTTCCGACATGTCCACTTTATACACATATATGGAGTTCCGTGTGCCGAAGTTTTTCTTTTGAAACTCGTTCCGCACTCTCCGCATATCAGTTTTCCCGATAGCGGATATAACGCAGTAGGTGACCCCCTCGGTCTATATTTATTGCCACGTGCCATCATTATCTCCTGTGCTTTTTGGTAGTCTTCACGCGACACAATCGGTTCGTGATCGTCTTGGATATAATACTTGGGGAGTTCTCCGTAGTTGTATTTCTGCACTTTCATTGTGCTATATGATTTTTGCATAATACTATCCCCGCAATATTTTTCATTTCGTAACATCCCCGTTATTGTCGATTTGCTCCATCGTCCCCCATGCATTGGGGTGTACCCTTCGTTTTCGAGAATATGGCATATGGTTCTAAACGAGTTGCCTTGCAGGTACAGTTCAAAGATTCTTCGCACTATGACCGCTTCTTTCTCGTTTATCACTAACTTTCCATCGACCATGTCATATCCAAGTATTCGTGCCAGTTCCACACTCCCATTTGCGAATCGTTTCCGTGCAGCCCATTTTTGGTTTTGGCTCATAGATAGTAATTCCTCTTCGGCGAGACTTGCCATCACTGTAAGGATTAAGCCGCATTTGGGGTCAAGGGTATGTATGTTTTCGGACTCGAATATAATTTCCACTCCTATATCTCGGAACTCTCTGACTACTTCCATTAGTTCGACTTTGTTCCGAGCGAATCTTGAAACCGACTTCGTGTATATTCTGTCGATTTCACCATTTCGCACTTTTTGAAACATTCTCTTGAGTCCATCGCGCTTTTTCATAAATGCACCGCCAATGCCCTCATCGGAGAATAATCCTATATACTCTACGGACTCGTCACTTTCGAATCGTCTTTGCCAGTAGTTGGACTGGAACGCGAAACTATCTTCTTGAGCATCGCTATCAGTGCTGACTCGCACATAGGCACATACTCGTGGTTTCTCCACTTTTTTCGTAGGTATCTCTTGAATATTCATTTCTTACGCTCCTTTCTTGTTCGTTTTTCGTCTCTGCCGACTGGATTTGAACTGCGATAAAAAATTTGTCCCACCCATATTACTGGGCAGGACAAACAATACCGTGCTCACCTATAAAAGTCCAGACAAAAACTGCTTTATTCTGAAACTTTTTTGATAATTCTTTCCTTCTCTGCCGAAGTGATTAGTCCCCTTTTCAAAAGGCTTTTTAATACGCTTTCAATTATTAGTTTTTCCATCGTCTTTATCGTCCTTTTTACCAAGTTGCTTGATGATTTGGTTCGTTCCAGTTGCCGTCAGTCCGCTCGCTCCACCGATGACGATTGCCACCACGATATTCGGCGCTGGGATGATACTCGGCAAAGCGTAAAAACAAATAATACCACACACGATTCCGAGCGCCGTTGCAATAAGCGGAATACACCGCTTGAACTTCTCGTTCTCTCCGACTGCGTGTTTGATGATGTTAATCACCCAGTACACGACCGCAGCAATCGCCGGGACGCTGATTAGATTCAAGTATTGTTCCATTTATCTTTCCCTCCTTATTTCTTGGAATTTTGTTCGAGCAAATACTCGTAGAGTTCATCCTTTACTTCTGCGTAGGCTTTCATCGCCTCTTTCATCTCGCCGTTGGTTTTTCCGTCTCGAATGGCTACCGCATCCGCATACGTCAATTTCCCAACCGCATCTATACTTTTTAGTATCAGCATGTTCTCTTTGGCTTTTGCTCTGTCTCGCTCTTCATCTTTCTTTTGCTTTTTCTTGAAAAATCGTTGCAAGAAAAAGAGCACCATTCCGCTGATGATGCTCGCACACACACTCACTATTATCGATATCATATTATACATGCTGTTTTGAAATATCTCCGCCGCCGACAAGCGATGCCGTACTTACTCCACCTTCGTTGTTAAAGAGGTTATTTACTACATTGCCGACTGTGGTCTCGCTTTCGTTTTCCACAATAACCCCGTTCGCTATGAAAGCATCCCCCTTGATGGTTCGGTAGTTATACACAGTGGCGTCATCAGCAGTGACTTCTCGCCTTACTCCAACTATTGTTTTTTCCCCATCCTTGCCGATTAGCCTTGTTCCGACACTGATTTGCTCTTGTCCGTTATCGTCCCATACAGATATAAAGCCGTCTTTTGTCAAAACTTTGTGTTTTGGTGTAATGGACAGTTCTGTACCATCGTCAAAAGAAAGGGTGTATATATTTGTCGGTTCAGTCAGGATATACCTCTTCAACACCAGTGTTTGAACAAATGATTTTTTCTCTTTGTCATATGCCACGATTTTGTTGCCTGTAATAAGTGAGCGTGCTTCTTTGGTATCTCCATTTAGCGATGTTAATATCTTACTGTCGGCAGATCCACCGCCGCCACTACTACTCGATGATTTTGCAGTGAAACTCAATGTCATATCAGAATCAATGAATCGGATTGATGTGTATGAGTTCATTGAATAGCCAGATGCAGCGGTCGGTGAAAAAGAAAAAGTCGACCCAAATATTGCCGAGATTGTCGTTGTTGACGTTACTGTCCCCGAACCTGTTGCGCCTGTTTTTGTTGTGTAACTGTATGCGACCTTACTGACCCCGGTTCCTATGCTGATTGTTAGTTTCATTTCTTTGGCAAAAATAAGCGTTGTATCCTTATAGATTGCCCTTATCCCAAAATAACTTCCCATAGATACCCCCTTATTTAATGATGGTGATGTACCCGGCAGTACCTGTTGCCGTATAATCGGTTTCTTCTTTCACTGTGTACCATGTGCCACCAATTTGCAGTTTTCCGAGTTTCGAATCAACAGTTGCGAACTTTGTTTTAATCGTCCCCGTAGATGTGTTATAATCGTCTGCCTTTACAGCCGTTTCCGCTGCTATCGGCAAATCGGTAAGAGTGCCGTTGGCATTCTTAATTTTCGGTCTGTAAGCCATTCACGATACCCCCTTATACTACTTTGAAGAAAAGTCCACCCGTTGCAAGAGATGCGCTCGGAGTGGTCTGTTCGCTCGTGCCAATTTCAATCATCTGTCCGCCTGCGACTGCAATACCTTTAGCATTGACCTGAACGGCAGAATAAGTTCCTGCGCCTACACCGCTATCCCCCAATGTGACCGAAACCGTCTTATTCGCAGAGCCGTCCACGCTCTGACTTCCCGATCCGCTAATAGCAGTCGAGCCGTCTTTCTTGACACCCGAATTGACGCTTACACCGAGCGTTCTCGCCGCAGTCCACTTGCCCGCCGAAGTCGCGCTCGTTGCCGTATCAGCACTGGTTGCTTTATCTGCTTTCGTAGCTGCGCCGACCTTAGTCGTTCCGTTCTTGATATTGGCAATCTCGGTGTTATTGGTATTTGCCTGACTCTTTGCCGCATCCGCAGTCGTTTTTACTTCGCCGATAGCACCGACTACTGTCTTTGCCGTGGTCGCAAGCGTGTTGTCCGTCTTCGTCTGATATGCAGCAAGGTCAACTTTTTGCGATTCAAGTGCGCTGATTTCAAAGTACCCGTAAGTACCAGTGTTGTTATCGAGAACCTTGCTTACCCAATAGTCGGGAGTATCCAAAGCCTTGATAAAGATATTATCGCCCACTTTGTAGTCGGTTTTAGCAGCCGCTTTCAATGCGGTTGTCATTGCCGCCACAGTATCGAACGAAACAGCCTTCGCTCTGCCTTCCGCAAGTGCGTATGCGCTGTTTGCCTTGTTCTGTGCATTGGTTACGGCAGTGCGAATGTCCGAGTGTGCCGTTCCTGACGTATTGTGAGTGTTCACCGCTCCGCTCGGTTCAGCGCCGATGTTTGCGGGAGTAAGGTTGACAGTGCCTTTTCTGTAAGCGGTTTCTTTATCGCCCTTGACACCCGTTACTATACCGCCACCCGTGATGCCTTTGACCTGCTCGTAGACTTCATCTATTGCGCCCTGCACATTCTCCGCCGAAATGCCCGCCGCCGTACCACTGTACTTGACAACTTCCGCCTCGGTTTCGGGATGGATTAAGACGGTATCTTCCGCGCTGACTTTCTGAATAATCTGAAACTTGTTTGTAGTTTGAGCCATGTTATTTTTCCTCCATTTTCTTGAATACAAAATCGCCGTCCGGGATGTCTTCGGTTATCTTATCAACCGCCTGTAATTTCCCTTTGGCAAGTTCTCCGAGTTTAATCTTATTCGTTTCGCCGTTTTCTCCAACGACAAGAATAAAGGAGTCGCGTTTTTCGACTCCCAGTTTGATTTCCTCATAGTCCGTCACATCGTTCGACAATAGGTTCAGTTCACTCGCCGTCATTTTCCCGTCAAGCGGTTTCCCGTTGATGGACGGCTTGTTCTTTAACCGATTGTAGTTGTAGGTTACGGTAATTCCGGGCGTGACGTTTACTTGTCCCTGATTACCATAATAGTTTTTATCCGCCATTTTCCACCCTCTCTAATACTTCTATTTTTTGACGATGCACGAGCGTGACCTCTTGCTCGTCTATCAAGGTGGCGATGATGTCGTATTTCAAAAAACCTGTTTTGAAGTCCTTTGTAACTTCACCCGGTATTCGAACGCGGAATTCGTCCTCTTCTCTATCCGCCTCTTCTTCGATTCCAAGTTCTTTGCACGCGAACACCACCTTTTCTATCAGTTCAGGGTCGACATTTCCGAACGACAAACCGAACTCGAAAACATCGCCTTTCACCACTTGCAGCATAGCCGCTATTCTTCCACGAAAACGATAGAGGAAATCGTTGTCGTTGTTCCGCTTTTAACTTTCTTTTCTACCTTGCACGATATCTCTTTCAAGTGCTTTTCGTTCTCGGCAAGGTTGTTGAAGATGTCAGGCGTTACTTGGTCTTCTGCTTTATAATCGCTCTTTGGTTCTTTCCAATTCGCCATTCATACCCTCCTTATATCGTTCTTCCGCGCGTTTCTTGTTTCAATCCGCCATCGAAAGTAAACTTGTTGTACTCGCACACAAGGTCTTGGCTGTCACCGAACCGATCTACCGACACATACTTCTCTCCGAGATTAAGTTCAGGGTTACCGCGCCAAGTAGTTGTTATGACACCCTCTCCCGCGTGCATCTTTTCAAGCAAGAAATTTGCAATGTATTCCGCTTGGTCGTGGCTTTGTACAAGATCGCTTGACGGGTGCGAATACTCGGTTATGCCGTTGTTACGCACGCTTTCATCATCCTGTTTTGTCAAAGCCTTTGTCGTTATCTCGATTGCCTTGCCCGTAACCGTCAGAACCGCCTTTTGCTTTTCGGCTGTCTTGTTCTGTGCCACGACCGAGCAAGCATTGACACCGCCTTGGAAGTCGGTCAATAGCACGTTTAAGTTATCTGTTTCGATTGAAGGATATGCAACTTCGGTATTGTAATCGAGCGTCAGTTCGAGTGATGCGTTCGGCTCTATATTGAGTTCAACCGATACCGCTTCAACCGTATCGTTCGACAAGGATACGTCACAGTATTCCACAGAAATACGGTTCGCAAACTCGGTCAGAGAAACACTCGATGAGTACGAAAACATATTGCTTTTGTCTATCTGTATTGCCGTCTTTGTCTTTGTTTCTTTCTCAGAGCGGACATTGATTTTATCTTCTCGGTCTACAAACACTTTGCATAGTCCCGCATTGGCAATTTCCTGTAATGCGTCCCAAGCCGTTCCCTTTGGCAGGAATGCCATCGGCACAACCACCGATTGCAAGTCTTTTGAGATGACGATAGTGTCCGCCGTTTCCCCTATTTTCAGGAGAATGTCAGCGGCTATAGCGATGCATTCTCCGTCAGCGGAAAACCGACATAGGTCTTTTTCTGCAGTCGCATTAGTCTGTCCACCGCACTACACTTTACCCATTGCGAATCTTGGTTTATCTGCCACTCGTCCGAATAAAACGTTCCGAGCGGTTGGTATTTGACTACCCCGTTGGTTTCTATTCCTATACTCGGCATCAATTTTCGGTCGAGTATCATAAGCGAACGGAGATAGCCCTTATCGAACTTTCTGTCCTTATTAAAGATGTTGACAGTCATCGTGTCGGATACTATGTTGTAGTTTCCGTCCGCCGCTCCCATCTCTTCGGACACTTCGAACATTTCAATGGCATCGCCCTCGTACCGTTCCATCATTCGGTCGTAAAACTTCAATATTTTTGCACAAGCATTCGGCTTGCTCCACTTGGTTATCGTCAGCCTGATAGACGTAATGTCTTCAAGCTGCGGAGTCAATCGCACTTGTATCTGATTATTGACGGTCACACTATCCGAGTGAACAATCTTCCCGTCTCGTTTGTACTGCAAAATGAAGTCGACCGGGTATTCTTGCCTCTTTTCATCGCCAAGCACAACCCAAGAAATAATAGGTCTTTTAACGAAAGAAATTTCGATCCACGGCGCGTTTGCAAACACACCGCTACTGCCCGACAACGAACCGCTCCACCAACCGAGAACGACCGAATCGTCCATCATCTGAAATGAGCCGTCCATTGTTGCATTGCCGTCCATCGTACAGCCTTTGACTGTCGGCACAAGGTATGCGCCGAACACTTCGTCCGGGTGACTGATAGCCGAATTAGCGCTTTCCGTTGTTTGAATGTCCTTACTGATTTCCGTATCCGAGTAGATAACGTCCACTCTGCCGAGTATTTTTCGTGGATTATCCGTATATTCCATAGGTTATCTCTCCACAAAAGCAACGCTGACGCTTGCCCACATTATCTTGCCTTTCGCCCAATCGTATCGTGGCTGACAGGACAAGTCCTGCGGACGAGCGGTCATCGATGTCAACTTCCCCGTTTCGGGATCGTTGTAGTCTATCGTCACGAACGAGCCGCTTTTCGTTTCGGCAGTCAAGAGTCCCATATCTTCTTTCGAGAGATATTTCCACGCGACTTCGACCTTTCTCTTTCTCCCTATAACGTCCACGACCATTGTGCCGTCCATCGTTCTTTCCGATTTATCCAACACTTCGGTCGTGCAAGTGAGTTCGGTCGGCGCTTTTATCGTCTTACTGTTTATCTTAAAAAATACCGCCACTTTACACCTCCCTTAAAGCAATGCCGTTTCGCTTGTATTCCTTGTTTAGCTTCGGCATAATAAGCCTTGCGAACTGCTGTCCGTCAATCTCCAAGACAATGTCCTTTTGCTCTTCTCCACCGTTATTGCCGATTGCCGCTATCCCTTGGAGCATTCCATTGACCATATCTCCATAGGGACTGCTTCCGCTACCGACTACCGCGCGATTTGCCGATGCGGTGATGTTCAGCGAAGACGCGACCTGTGCCGCCGCTTGCTGCAACATAGGCGTATTGTCGTACATTCCGTCTGCCATCATATCCATTAGGTTCGGTATCCACTCGTCTGCCGTATGTCCCGGACCTTTCTTTGTAGGAGAACCAAAACCGAGAAAGTCTTTTATCGACTGTCCGACCGATTTTACTCCGTCTACGACTTTACTCCATGCTTTCTTTATGCCGTCACCGATATTATTAATTAGGTTTTTGCCCCAGTTGAACGCTTGCTTGAACAGGTTGCTAAAGTAGTCTCCGATACTTGAAAACAACCCCGTTATCTTATCCCAAATCCAACCGCATACCGAGCAGATCCCGTTCCAAATATTCGTGAAAAAGCCGCTGATACCCGTCCAAATATTGCGGAAGATATCCAGCACATTCACACCGATACCTTGAAAGAAGTCTACGAACCCTTGCCCAAAGCCTTTGATAAACTCCCAAATACCGAGAAAGATATTCTTAATAGCACTCCAAATACTCGTAGCAATGTTCTGCATATGCGTCCACGCATCCGACCAATCGCCTTTGAGTATCGCGCACACGAACTTGATTACTTCGATGATAGCGTTCGCCACATCCAAGACAGCGCTCAAAAACGGTCCAAGCGCGGCAATGATTCCGTTGACAACTCCAACCACTACCCCGTACAGCACTTCGATGATTTTGCCAATCAAGTCAAACACGGGTTTCAAGAGTTGGTAGAGTTCTACGATGGTATCCCAAAGCGATGCGAAGAGCGCCTTTATCTTCTCCCACAGCGGTTCGACATAGTTTAGGAATTTAAGTATTGCATTGCTGACAACGTCAAGCGCACTTTTTATAATCGACCAAAGACGGGTGAACACATCCTTGATGATTTTGAGTATCTGCTTGCCGTACTTCTGCCAAAAGGTCTTGATGCCGTTGACCGTGTCCACCACGATTTTCTTTACGAGCGGCCACACTTTCTTGGCTATGGCAAGCACTTTGGAGAAGACTTCTTTCACGCATTTCCAGACTGTTTTCAAGGCTTGCACAACCGCCACTTTGATGCGTTCTCCGTTCTCGTCCCACCATGCTTTTATAGCGTTGGCTACGCTTATAATGACAGACTTAATCTTCTCCCATATGCGGATTACGGCATTTCGGAAGTCTTCGTTCGTCTTCCATAAATACACGAGTAAAGCGACTACCGCTGCTATTGCTATGCCGATGAGTCCCGCTTTCGTGAATAGGACTTTTGCCACCTTAATGATTGTGCCGAGACTGCCGACAAGTTTCCCTATTACGATAAGCAATGGCCCGATTGCCGCCGCAAGCAGTGCTATGACTACGATTTGCTTTCGCGTTCCCATAGACAGCCCCATAATCTTTGCCGTCAGTGGCGAGATGTACTTGGTTATAAACTGTCGAATGAGCGGAATCAGCACGTCTCCGAACGAGATTGCTATCTCTTCGAGCTCGGATTTCAGGATCTTCCATTGACCTTGCAAAGTATCGAGCTGCGTTGCCGCCATGTCGGTCGCTTTGTTCGTTCCCGTAATGGCTTTGGTCATTCCCCTTACGGCATCACCGCCTGCCGACATCAAGGCAAGCATACCCGGACCGCCCCTTGCTCCGAAAATCTTCATTGCTTGCGAGGTGTCCATTCCCGCATCTCTTAACCTGTCAAGAATTGATGCGAAATCGTTGGTTGCAGGATTCACGTCTTCTACGGCTATGCCGAGTTCTTCAAAGACTCCGAGCGCCGCCGTTGACGGGTTCATAAGAGATACAAATGCTTGTCGAAGCGAAGTTCCTGCCGTACTTCCGTCATAGCCTGCGTCGTATAACACGGACAGTGCGCCGACCGTTTCTTCTATCGTATAGCCAAGGCTGGTTGCCACAGGGCCGACATATCCCATTGAGTTTGCGAGTTTATCCATCGATGCCATAGAGTCACCGATTGCTGCTGCAAACACGTTGGTTACTCGCTCCGCTTGGTTTGCTTCCAAACCGAACTGGTTTAAGGTCGAAATAACAGTTTCGGTTGTGAATGCCAAGTCGCTCTGCGTTGCCGATGCAAGGTTCAGAGTTGCCTCGATGGAGTCAGCCATCTGGTCTACCTTGTAACCTGCCGATGCCATGTAGTACAGAGCGTCCGCTGCGTCCGATGCAGAGAAAACCGTCTTCGCGCCCATTTCACGGGCGATTGACGTCATTCTTGCGAGTTCTTCGCTTGTAGCACCTGCGACAGATGCCGCGTTTGCCATTGATTGCTCGAACTGTTGCGACACCATGACTGACTTCGTGCCGAGCGCCACAAGCGGAGCCGTAACCATTGCCGATAGTTTCGTCCCCGCTTTCGTCAGGCTTGCAGACACCTTTTGTATCTTCTTTTGGGCATTATCCAAACCTTTCGAGAGCGAGGATATGTCCGCCGCTATCTTTACCACAAGGTTTCTTATAACCGCCAACTGTCCTCACCCCCTATTTGATGATTTTTCCTTGCTCTGCCGCCATTGCTTTGAGTACGGCATCACCCGCCGAGTTTGTTTTTTTCGGTTTCTTCCTTATGTCTTTCAATACCTTTGAAAGGCTCGGCAACTTCTTTTGTCTTGCAAAGGCTTCCGTATGCCACGCAAGCGTGATGTTGTCCTCGAACAGTCGAGTTTCCCGCTCTCGCTTTTGCTTTGCAAGGAGCATTACTTCATACGGAGTGTAATTGCCGATTCGTAAGGGATCTATGTCAAAGAACACGACTGCTTTTTCGCAAAACTCGGAAAGGTCAAAAGCAGTCTCACTTATTCCCCCTGTTTACCTTCTGCCTTGCCGAATGCAAGCGTAAAGGCTTCGCCGAGTTTGTCCGCAATCTCGGTGATGTTTGAATACTCGTCAATAAGGTCACCGACCTTTTCGAGCGTAAGGGTTTTGTCTTCGTGGCAAAGCCCCGCATACACGATAATGAGCAAGTCTTTAATGCCCACGTGCGAAAGGTCAAGCGCCGTAATGCTTTTGCCCGTAAGGTCTTCTACCTTTACGAGCGCATTGATGCCGTATCTCAATGTTCTGGGTTTATCCAGATTGATGGTTACTCCGTTCTTCATTCTTACTCTCCTTTATGAAAACTCAACTCGCCCGTACCCGTAAGTTCAAGGCTGATGCTGACCACGTCATCCACCGGGTCTTCGATTGACAAACTGCTGATGTATGCCGTTCCTTGATAGTAGTTCGTATTATCCACATACAGCTTTACGATTACGGTCGTGCCTGCGAGATACGCTTCTTGTAATGCCGCTTGACCTTGGGTATCGGTCGGAACTTCATAATCGCCTTCCGAACTCGCAGTCCACTCTTTCAGTCCCGTGATGTAGTTTTTCCAGTCATCACCGAGAGCGGTCGTTTCCAAAGTTTCAAGTGACAGTTCAAGCGACCAGTTCTTGATTGCGGCTACCTTTTGGTTTCCGCTCTCACCGATAATCACTTTTCCGTTTTTACCTGCTACCGCCATTTTCGTCCTCCTATTTTTCGTTGTAATAAAACTCGAACTCGATGCTCGACAGGTACTCTTCCGTATTGAACTTCAATGCGGTGTTCCCGTTGTACTCGTAGTCCGTTTTAATGAAAACGGCTTGGATTTCCAAGCCGCACATATTTCCGTGAAAGTCTTGAAAGGCACGCTTTACCATTCTCGACAATTCTCTTGCTTTCTTGAATGTTCTGTCGTGGCACACGAACTGCATCGTCTGCCTGACAAATCCCGTATCGCCTTGCAGAGCCGAATCGTAGTTGGCAAGCACGGTCGAATAAACGATTGCCGGAAGTGGCGCGTCTTCGGGGAGCATTATGGGGAATATCTTATTCCCCACACGTTCTCTTATCTGTTCGTTTTTGCTTAAATACGCATATATTGCTTGGCAGATGTCCGTCATAGTTTTCTCCCCACCGCATTCGAGATTGCTTTCACGATCTCATCGTTTATCTTGTCGATGTTTTCGTCCACGGCATTTCGTAGAAACGGGTTAGCAGGTCTTCCCCTTGCACCGAGTTCTACGAACGTGCCGTATCGGAGCGATTTGTCATAGTCTACCGACACGGTCGCTTTGGTTTCCGTGGCTTTGCCTTCGTTGAGTTTCAGACTCGCTTTCAGCGTTCCCGTATCCACAGGACAGTTTCGCCTTGCATCGTCAAGCGCAATCTTGCCGCCTGCCTTTGCTCCCGTCATAAGTACAGATGACGCGGCATCTTCCATTGCTCGGATATCTTTCACGAGTTTGTCTGCGCCTTCCACTTTCGTTTTAACCTTCCGTTGCTTTGCGCTGTAACCCATCGTTCACTATCTCCTTGCAATTGAGTATTGTGGCTTTATGCCCCGTTTTATCGTCCAAAACTCCGATTATTTCATATAACGAGTTTCCGTACCTAATGCGATTTAGAACGGTCACGTTAGTCGTGTATCGGAGCGTTATCTTCACCACGGCTTCCGCTGAAACTTGTTGCGCCGTGTAATACTCCGTACCGCTCACAGGCTCGATACTCGCACACCTTACGTCCGTAGTCACCCATGTTCCTTCTTGCCCGCCGAAATCATCTCGCTCCCACACGAAGGTCAGGATTTCCACCTTTCGGTTTAGTCTTCCTATATCCATCAGAACCTCTCTTTCCTGTAGGCGAACAGCATTCGCCTGACAAGGTCAAGGGTTTCGGATATATCGATACCCGTCTTATCCTTTGAGATTTGCCTTTCTTCGTAAAGCGTGGCTACGACTATGAGCATTGCTTGCCGCACGGTTTCGGGAAGAGGCTCGATTTCCGCAAGCGGTCTTCGAAGCACGTCTTCCGTCAGTTCCCGCGCCGCTACTATAAGCGAGGCTATGAGATTTTCCTCGTCATCGCCGTCAACTCTCAAAAACTCTTTGGCTTCTTGAAGAGTAATCATACTCATACCTCCCTATTGTTTTTGGTTTACGCGCCTCTCTTTGCAAGAGTGACGAACGGCGAAACGGTCGCGCTACCCTTGTAAGGAGTGAGCGGTTTCGTCCAGATAGGTTTGCCGTCAACCCTGTAGATGAAACGGAACACGTTTTCATCGTAAAGGAATCTGACGTGAATGGAACTTGCCGACTTAATACCACCCTTATCAATGAGAAGGTACTGACCGATATCCGCAAGGATAATGTCTCCGACTTCGCCTGCGGCACTGCACTGTTCGATAGGCACGACAGGTCTGCCGAAGAGCGTGCCGTAGGGTTTCTCCGAAAGACCGCCTGCCGGAATATACACGGGTTTATCTCCGATTTTGAGCGTGTAAAGGTAAGGTTCAAGCTCTTGGTTGATATACCACACCGCGTTCGATCTGGAACGAGACCACAGTCTATTCCACATCTTGATGAGGTTCTCCACGGTGATAGTATCCGTCTGACTTGCTTCTTTCGCCACGGTCACGATTGCTCCGCTGTTGAGAATACCGAGCGGTTCGCCCTCGCCGCTACCCGAAAGAATTGCATCGTCAATCTTGAAACCGAACTCTTCCGCAAAAGCCTGACGAATAACGGCTTCGAGCGCCGCCGCATCCTGCAAGAGTTCATCGGTCGCATAGCAAAGTCCCGTGAGTTTTTTAAGCGACAGTTCCATCTGTCTGAACTTGGGTTTGCTTGCGGTGAGTTCGTCTGCCTCGCCTTCCCAGTAGGTCTGAACACCGCCCCAACGAGAGCCGTTTGCGCGACTGTCTTCGTCAATGGCATTGATTTTCATTCCGTTTGCGTTGGTGCTGATAGGAATCTTTTTGACCTTGCTTGCGAGAATACCCGTTTCATAGGTTCTCTTCAAGAGTTCGGTCACAAAGTCCTGCTGAACAAGGAAACCGCCGTCCGAGGGAGTGGTTTCGTTAAGACCGCTTGCCGCTCTCGTGGAAAGTCTCTCGTCCACCTTCCCGCCCGGCATTGCCGCTCTATATGCCGCCATGAGCTGTTCGCCGAAAGACGAAAATCTCTTTTCATTGTCCTTGGCGGGAGTGGGTTTTACTTCGGGTTTCTCGGTCGAATGGTCTTCGGGTTCGATAGCGAGAAGTTTTTCCGCTCTGCCGATACTCTCATCCCACGCACGGATTTCCTCTTCGTACTTGTCGATGTCCTTCTGTTCATCTTCGGAGAGGAAACGGTCTTCGGCTTCCGCCTTGTTAAGCACAGCCATAGCCTTGAGTCTTGCGTCCTCTCTCTTTGCTTTCATTTCGAGAATTTTCTTCATATTCATCTGTTTTCCTCCGATTAAATGATTTTGAATTTTGCTTGTAGGTTCTTGAGTTTTTCCTGCTGTTTCGCCTTTTTAACTGCGTTTTCCATTTCTTCCGCTACTTTGCGTTGCTCGGTCTTATACACGTCATATTCTTGCATCGCACGAACCCCGACATCGGTTGCCGTGTATGCCGGAAACGTTACGGGCGAGACGTCAAACAAGCGAACTTTCTTGAGTTCTCTCGTATCGATTCCGTCTTTGGATGACCATTCATCGTCTTCCACAACGAACCCGATTGACATCTGCGAAATGTCCCCACGGCGGATGCTCGTGGTGATGTCCCTTGCCCAACTCGTATCAGGCGGAGTAATGCGGACACGGAGTCCTACATCGTCTTCTACGAGTTCGAGCGTTCCCGCTCTGTTTCTGCCGAGTACATAGTTTGGATCGTGATTGAACAAAGCGCGGATATCGTCTTTGCCGATACTCTCCGCAAACGCGCCCTTACGCACTTTCTCTTTGAAAGGGAAAATGCCGCCCAAGGTTTCAGACCACGAATCGAAAACGGCGGCGTGTCCTTCGATACACGTTCCGCCGTCACTTTCGTTTATTCTTATTTCCTTTAGCGGGAGCATTCGGAGTTCCTTTTTGTTCGTTTTCTTCTCCATTGCTACCTCCTTCGTCTGGATTGTTTTGTTTGTTCTGCTGTCCGACCTGTGCCGACATCATCGAACCATTGACGAGATAATCGTCACCGCCCTGTTCCGCCGGGACAAGGCTCATATCTTCAAGCCGCCTTATATCGTTGATAGACAACCACCCGTTTTGCCGTCCTATGGAATAGCCTTCCATTCGGGATTTGTAGTCACCACGCAATAGTCCGTCCACATTAAACTTGGCGAAATACAAAAGCCGTTCTTTCTCGTCAAGGAGTGAACGGCTTATCTCTTGCTCCCACCTTACAAGCCACGGCCGTATGGTGTGCTGAACAAACTCTATGGATTGATGTTCTATGTTGGAAAAGGTTGCCCTTTCAAGGTCACCGACAAGGTGCGGCGGAACACGAAATATACGGCATATCTCGTTCACTTGGTACTTTCTCGTCTCCAAAAACTGTGCGTCTTCGGGTGCGATGCCTATGGTGTGGTATTTCATACCTTCTTCAAGAACCGCCACCTTATGGCTGTTCCTTGTTCCCTGATACACTTGATTCCAAGACTGTCGAAGTTTTTCGGGATCTTTGAGCGTGCCGGGGTGTTCCAACACACCGCCCGGTCTTGCTCCGTTGCCGAAGAACTTCGCTCCGTACTCTTCCGTTGCCAAGGCGAGTCCGACAGCCTCTCTTGCTTGCGCTATGGGGCTCAAGCCTTTCACTCCGTCTATGGACATGGCTTTGATGTGGAAGATTTGGTCTGGTCGGTAGACATAGGTTTTGTTGGTTATTTCGTCCGAATAGGTGTACTTAATCTTGCCCGTAGTGCTGTCACGCTCCACTACCATTTGGTTCGGCTTTAAGTACCATAGTTCGGTCGTATGACCTTGTTTTCGGATGATTCTTGCGTATGCGTTACCCCACAAGAGCAGCGATGTCATCATCGTTTCCCTGAACTCGAAACTCGTCATCTCTTCGTTCGGGAACTCATAAAGGCAAGAAAAAAGCGGATGTTGCTCCGCCATTTCGTTTTTGCCGTTCTTTCCCTTTTTGTATAGGTGCAGCGGCAAACTCGCTATTGTCTCCGCCAAGATCTTCACGCAAGCATAAACGGCGGAAGTTTGCATCGCCCGCATTTCGTCCACATTGATGCCGCTGTTGCTGTTGCCGATAAAGTCGACATCTACACCCCTGATGAACTCTTGCATTTCCTTTGATGGTGCTGTTCGTTTCTCTTTTTTAGGAGCGTCTCTGCTCCGTCCGAATATTCCCATTTTACCTCCATAAATGCCGAACACCGCCTTTGTTTTGGCGGTGTCCTTGCTTGGTTTTTCTATGTTATACGATTGCGGTGTATCTCGGATAGGAGAACCCCTCGCTGTTGATTAGGATTTTGTAGTTTCTGTCCTTGCATTGGAGTGCTATCATGTGCCACACCCCGTCTTCGTCTACTCGCATAAGGTCTTTATTTTCCTGCACCCATTTGCAGTCTTCGAATAGGTCGTTCGCTATCTTGTCGAACTCGGCTGCGGTCAGGTGGATTGTTTTCTCCACCTTGACTTCCGCTTTCGGCATTTCCTTGCCGTGCATGTATTTGTATTCGGCTACCGCATCGTGCCAATCCTTTATGTTTGCTACCTTTCTCACGATTATTGCTTTCATCTCTGCCACCCCTTATTTATTCGTTTTGGCGGCTTTCCCGCCGAGTTCGTAGGCTTCTTCGAGCATTGCCTTTATGCTCCACACACTCATTTCGATGAAGTCTTCGCTGTCGCTGTTTCGGGTTTCGAGGTCACCTCTTTCTTCGATGCTGTATGAGTTCTTTTTTGCGATTTCGATGAGTTGTTTTTTCATTGTTTTGCTCCTTTGTTTTTGTACCTACAATATACCGTAAACAATCGAAAGAGCCCAGCGAAAACGCGTGAAAACACAAAGAATTAACAAAGAAAAACGAGGACTAACCCGCCCTGTCGGACGGTCGGATTTTTTGTCTTTTTCGGTCGTTTTTAGTCCTTTTTTAGCGGTTTGCTATCGATAAGTGCCATTAGCGTATTGTCGATTGCTTTCCATTCGGCATTGCATATCAGCTCGGCATATTGTCCTTGCATCTGGGAGCGATACATCTTTGCCTGATGCTTGGCGAACTCGTCTGCTATGATTTCGGGAGCGTGTTCTACATCGGCGAGTATCGTTGCTTTGAGTTCTTCGACCTTGGCATCGTACGCCTTGTTCTCTTCTTCGGTTGCGTGGGTGTGGAAGCCGTGACTGTAGCATTTGAGTGTTCTGAAGATGTCCTTTTGTTTTGCCATTGTTCTGCCCTCCTTATGCCACCGTGATGTATCCGTTTTCGTCCATCGTGTATCCGAGTTTGATGCCGTTTCTTTTCGCGTAGTCGATAAGGACTTCGATTGCCGTTCTGTAGTCTTTGACCGCGTCCGTGTATTTCACTTTGTTGTAGTGGTTATGGTCTCTCACCAGTGCGTTGAGCTTGTTCTTGCAGTAGTTGCGGATTTCCTTTTTCGTTTCCATTTTTATGCTCCTTTCGGCTGTTGCCCTTGCTTTGTTTTTGTACCTACAATATACCGTAAACAACCGAAAGAGCCCAGCGAAAACACGCCAAAACACAAAGAATTAACAAAGAAAAAGGGCTTTGTTTTTACCCTTTATTCGATGGTAAAATCTTCGATTTTCTCGTACTTTCTCTCTACCATTATGCCCTTTTCTTCAATGTACTTTTCCATACTCTCCGTTGTCGGGAACTTGGCAAGCATCTGAAACCGCGTTTTAGGATCGGTGTACACGATTAGTTTCGTATCTCCACCTTTCACCGCCTTTTTGTATTCCTTTTCGTCATCGATGATTCCCACCAGTGCCGACATAAAAAGTTCGGAATCTATCGGAAGATCCGCATAAATGCCCGTCATCGGATATCTCTTGTAATATTCGACCGCAGCGGCTTTGAGTAGTTCGTCCATTTTTCTTCTTTCTTCGATTGTTCCATCGAAGTCGATGTCAGCCGCTCCGCCATCACCGCTGTCATTATACCATCCGACTTTCTTGCCTTTATAATAGATGCTGCCTTGAACTCCGTCCCAGTCTCTTCCCCGAAAGGTTCTTATGCCTTTCAAGGTAAATCCAAATATGCTTGCCATTAGTCTTCCTCCGTTTTTTGGTCGTACACTTCAATGGTTATCTTCATACCCGTTCGGAAGCCAAGTCTATATGCCCTATGCTGTTCGTTTCCCATTCGTTCGATGACTTCTTCCATAAACTCGTTAAGGAGTGTCATCTGCTCTTCGGATAGGCTTTCTTTCAGTTTGGCATACAGTCGTTCTTCTTTTGTGGACGATGGCAAGGCTTTGTAAGCATCTCGCCCGATGTTCTGTCCGTCATAGATTTTCTCGATTAAACTCATTGATTGTTCCACCTTTTATTTGGTATCACAAACAATAGCGCGTTCGCCGAGGAAAGTCCAGACGAAAATGCCCCGAAACAAAAGAATTATCATTTAATCGTAGATTTCGACACCATCACGGATATGTTTTACCTGCACCGCCGGACAGAGTTCCTTGTATCGTCTGACAATGACATCGCAATACTTCGGTTCGAGTTCTATGGCACAGCATTTGCGGTTCAGTTGTTCCGCCGCCACCAAGGTCGGACCGCTACCGCCGAATGGTTCAAGCATGGTATCCCCTTCGTGGCTGCTGTTGTAGATGAGCTTAGCACAAAGGGTTATCGGCTTCATTGTCGGATGATCGGCGGACTTGGACGGCTTATTGTCGAGAATGACCGAAGTCGGTTGCTCGAACAGTTTATCGATAAAGTCCACAAGGTCGGCTTTGCTCATCTTTCTTGCGTTTAGCCTCACGTCTTCATAGACCGTTGAGAGCGTTCTGTCGTTGATGAAATAATGCCCGGCACCCTCTTTCCATCCGTATAGGCTCGTGTATCCATTGATAGTCCTGTCTGCCAAGCGTAAAGTGGTTCTTATACCACACAAGGGTTTGCGCGTATTTGAACCCCGCGTTCACCATCGCCTTGATGAAATTTACAGATTCTTTCGTGCTATGGAACACATATACGGGTGCGCCCTTTTTTAGGTTCGCTTCCGCCGCCTTGTAAAAACTCAAAAGAAACTGATAGAACTCATCATCCGAGAGGTTATCGTTGGCAATGTTTCTGTCTTTGCCGTTTATCGTTCCGCCGTAGTCCACGTTGTAAGGCGGGTCGGTGACCATAACATCGGCATACTTGTCTTCCAAGACCTTTGCCACATCTTCCTTTTGTGTGCAATCGCCACAAAGCAGTCGATGCTGTCCAAGTATCCATAGGTCACCACGTTTGGTCTTCGGTTCGGCAATCTCTTCTATGGCTGTTTCAGCATCGAAATCGTCTTCGTGGACGTTCTCCATACTGCCGCTACCAAACAGTTCCTGTGCTTCGGCAAGGTCATAACCCGTGAGAGTGATATCATAACCGCTCCCGTCAAGGTCTTTCAAAAGGTTTGCCAATAGGTCGTTATCCCACTCGCCGCTGATTTTGTTCAATGCGATGTTGAGTGCCTTTTCCTTCTTTTCGTCAAGGTCAACCACTACGCAGTCAACCTCTTCATAGCCAAGGTCTTTCATTACCTTTAGTCTTTGGTGACCGCCGACAACCGTTCCCGTTCGCTTGTTCCATATAACGGGTTCGACATATCCGAACTCTTGAATACTTCGTTTGAGCTTCTCGTACTCGGTATCGCCCGGTCGCAAGTCCTTACGAGGATTGTACTCGGCGGCTTTGAGTTCGTCCACCTTTCTTCTCTCTATTTTCATTCATTCCTCCTGTTTTGGGTATGAAAAAACCGCTTGAATTGCTTCAAACGGTTCTTTCTTTTAGTTAGTCTTCATCGTCATCATCGCTGTCACCACGGCTATGCCAATACTCATCGTTATTGGGATTGCACTGGTTAGCGTGATTGTCTTGGTTTGCCCAGTAAGCAGAATTGTTAGGATTATGCTGATTGGCATAATCATCAAGTTGTCTTTGGCTGTGGGTATAACCAGATACTCCGCGTCCCTTGCTCATGTGTAGCACCTCCTTTTGAACCCATAATAAAAGCCACATACACTGCTGTGTGTAAGTGGCTTGGGTTCAAATCTATGGCACTACACACAACAAAACAAAGCAATCTTTTAATTGCCCTTGTTTGTATGGTGTAATGCATTTAACAATTTCGGAGGCACCTATGGCCTCTCTCCCACTTTCTCGATAACTTAACGAGAATTTCAACAGTTACCGATAGTTAAAAGGATTACTTGACTTTCAAAGAAGAAACGCCCAAATGAATCCGTAATGTATTGGATGTATCTCGTTTAACCTTGCAAAATTTCTTCATTCTTTGCGAGCAAGTCTTCTTTTACGCTGTCATTATATCAAATCTTTTAGTTTTTTTCAAGCCTTTTTGCCCTAAATCACGATAATTCCGCGTTCGTTATATACGCTATCGGTCGAGCCTTCGTTTCGAATTGCTCGGTCAAGCGCCATAACGGTCGCTACCGCGCCGTCTATTCGTTCGGTGGACTTTTCTTTGTCCATCTTGATGTTTCCTGCCGGGTCGGTTCGGACATACACGTTATCCATCATCCATCGGAGCGGGACATTCCCGCCGTGCGCTATCTTCTGCTCCAACACAAGTTTCATCAGTTCTTTTGTTGGCGGACTCATATCCTTAAAACCCTGACCGAACGGCACGACCGTGAACCCCATTCCTTCCAAATTTTGAACCATCTGCACCGCTCCCCACCTATCGAACGCGATCTCTTTGATGTGGTATTTCGTGCCGAGGTCTTCGATGAAGTTCTCAATGTATCCGTAGTGAATGACGTTGCCTTCCGTGGCGATTACCTGTCCACGACCGAGCCAAGTATCGTATGGAACGTGGTCGCGTCTTACTCGCAAATCTATCGTGTCTTCTGGTATCCAAAAGAACGGAAGAATGCTGTATTTATCGTCATCGGCTGTCGGTGGAAACACCAACACAAATGCCGTTATGTCCGTGCTTGACGAAAGGTCAAGTCCGCCGTAGCACTCTCTGCCGAGAAGTTTCTCCGCATTTACCGCAAAATCACATTTATCCCAAGCGTCCATCGGCATCCACCGCACGTTCTGTTTTACCCATTGATTGAGTCGCAGTTGTCTGAACAAGTTCTCTTCGGCGGGGTTCTCTTTTGCCGAGTTGAATGCCGTTTTCAGTTTGTCTATATCGACCGTGACACCGAGAGACGGGTTGGCTTTATACCACACCTTTTCATCTCCCCAATCGTCATCGTCTTCCGCTCCGTATATGACAGGATAGAACGATTTGTCGTGCTTTCGTCCTTCTATGATGTCTTTGGCTTTAGAATGGACTTCCCAACATATCGAGTTGCGATCCGTCCCGGCTGTCGTTATCAAGAAGAAAAGCGGTTGCTTTCGTGCATCGCCGGAGCCGTGTAGCATAACATCGTATAATGCTCGGTTCGGCTGTGCGTGTAACTCATCGAATATGACTCCGTGAACATTGAGTCCGTGCTTGGTATACGACTCTGCCGAAAGCACCTGATAGAACGAGTTAAGCGGCAGGTACACGAGCCGCTTTTGCGAAATTATCGGTTTGATTCGCTTTTTCAATGCCGGGCATTGCTCTACCATCTGACAAGCAACATCGAACACAATCGATGCCTGTTGCCTATCGGCTGCACACCCGTAGACCTCAGCACCCCACTCGCCGTCACCCGCAAGGAGATAAAGTGCGACAGCGGCGGCGAGTTCGGACTTGCCCTGTTTTTTCGGTATTTCGACATAGGCTGTGTTGTATTGTCGGTATCCGTTTGGCTTTACGGTCCCGAATACGTCCGATATGATTTGAGTTTGCCACGGCAACAAGTCGAAGTTCTTGCCGTGCCATTCCCCTTTGGTGTGCTTGAGCATATTGATAAATGTGATTGCCCTTTGTGCAAGGTCAGGGTTGAATAGTTCGCCGTTTGGTTTTGTAATTATCTTACTCTCTCCCATTCAACCTCCATAAACGACAAGAAGAGAGACATCTCTATCTCTCTTCTCGAACACACAGTATATTATCTTTATTGTTTCTTTTTCCGCATTTCCGTATCTTCCAAGGCTCCTTTTAGGTATTGTGGATCAAGTCCGCAGTCGTGATACCCTTCTTCTATCGTCCTGTAGTATGATGCATTGGGGTAATCTGGCAAGCCTCGGTTCATAATGTACACCATTGCGGTGACTTCCGTTCCGTCCGACATCGTCACTTGGATGTCTTCCTTGCGATAAAGGTTCGGATACCCTTCGTATCTGTCGAGTGCGGCCTCGTCTCTCGGTTGTATTTCCCATACTCCAACGGGTACTTCCTTGCCGATCTCTGGCTCTATTGTTGCCACACACCTAAATGTCAGTTGGTAGTCCTTTATCATACCGATACCGAACACCTTGGCGGTCGGACACCTACGAGCCATTTGCCGTAGGTTCAGGTTACTGCCGTAAGCCACATAAAGTCTTTTTTTCATAGATTTTATCTCCTTGTATTTCATAGGGTGGCTTATGCGGCCACCCTGTTAGGTCTTCCGTTCTTGAAGGCGATGTCTCCGTCAAGGCTTTCGAGCAGGAACTGTCTTGCCGTTTTGAACTCATCGCCTATCATTCCCATGCGGAGTAGCCATGTCCGCATGGTGTATTTTTCGTTCGTGCTTGCTGTCTTTCTTGCGCTTGCCGCATTTTGCGTCAGTGCTTGGTGACTGATTGCAAGGCACAGTTGTATGTAGGTCTTTATCTTACCTGCGTGGGTTGTTCCGTTGAAGCATCTGAACTCTATGCCTTTGCCTTGCCATAGGCTATGCAGGTTGAGTGCGTGGTAGCGACTAATATCGTAGTGAGTTGTTCTTCTCGATGCTCCGTTATACCATAATCTTTCGATGCCCGATTCGGTTGTCGGTTTTCTGCGGTTCAGGTTTGCTACGAACCCCTCTTCCGTCTTCTTGCACCATCTGTCCGCGCGATTTTGGCTTACTCCCAAGGCTTTGAAGAGTATGTCTTCTTTCGCCGTCATGATGTTTACGAGATTGCGGAGCGTTTTTGCTGTGTGGTTTGTCGCATCGACATGCACATGGATTCCGCAGCTCGCGTTTGCTATCGCTCCGTTCTTGCGGAGCAGTCTCACGATCTCTTGTAGGGTTTCGATGTCATCCCATCCGAGTATCGGTGTTACGAGTTCGCATTTGTATTCATCGCTCAAGCGATTGTCGTTTTTGTCTCTTGCATCGATGCTGCTGTCGTACATCGCCGTCCATTTTCTGCCGTCTCTATCGCGCACCGAGTATTTATTGTACCCTGTGCCTTCATAGGTTGACGTTGTTCCGAAGTAGTCAGCGATGACTTTTGCCGCGTCTCTTCTCGTGATGCCCGTGAGCTCGATTTCGACTCCGAATTTTTGGTTTTTCATACTGTGTGTTCTCCTTTTTTGGTGTGCTTTCCGCACCCCTGTTTTGTAACACAACAATACCGTAAAGGTTTGAAAGAGCCCAGCGAAAACGCGCCGAAACACAAAGAATTAACAAAGAATTTTGCGATTATTTTTATGGACTTTTAGAACGCTCCGTCAAGGTCGATAAGGTCTACCGTTTTGCGGATTTCGGCAAGCGCCGCCGTGTAACTTCCGCAGTTTTGCACCCTCTCCCACATATCGTTGTAGTCGCTGATTCGTCTCGCCTTGCGGAGTGCGTCTCTTGCTTTTCCGATAATGAAGTAAATGTTCCCTTCCGGACCTTGACTATGGATTTCAACCCTTGGTTTGTTCATAGTTGTCACCTCCTATCAAGTCAAACAAAATACCGTAAAGGCGATCGAAAGTCCAGTATATAATTTGTCAATTTCGAAACTTTTCCCGCATTTTGCGAATTCGCCTTGAAACCTGTGCTTGACTCATCCCCACAATTTCACCGATTTCTCTTTGTCTCTTTCCTTGACGTATCTCTCGAAGTATTCTTTGGTCTTTCGGGGTTTGTTTTTCCTCGAACTCTTTTAGCATAATTCGAGTGATGATTTCATCTTCGCTCTGGCTTTCGTCTTCTATGACGTCGGCAAGAGTAAGTACGCTGTCTTCGGCGTCCCTGCCTATTACCATGTTCAGAGATACTTCGTGCGGATAGTGTTTGCTCGTTTTTCGGATAAACATCAGCATTGCGTTCCGTATGCACATAGCCGCGTATGTACTGAATCGGACACCCCTGCTTTCGTCAAAGGTGTCCGCCGCCTTGCATAGTCCGAGCATTCCCTCGGAGATGATGTCTTCCTTGTAGTTTTCTTTTATGGGACCATCACCGATTTTTCCGTACATATGGTAGACGAGTCGCATATTGTCCGTGATGAGTTTATCCCTTGCTGACGGCATCGTTTAGTTCCTCCGCTTTATCTACGAGTTCCCAAGCAAGGAAGTCTTTTCCGAAATGTCCGCCAACTGCCGTCTGTGCATAAACGGGTTTCTTAAGGTCGAGTTTCTCAATCGTTCCCGCTACCGAAAGGTCAAAGACCTTTTCGATTGCTTTCTTGATGAGAACTTCGCTGACCGTTCCCGTATAGAAGGTGTTGACGTCAACGCTGGTCGGTTTAGGAACACCGATTGCGTAAGAGAGTACGACTTCACACTTCTCCGCAAGGTTCGACGCAACGACGTTCTTTGCAATGTACCTTGCGAGATACGCGCCGCTTCTATCTACCTTGCTTGCGTCTTTACCGCTCATCGCTCCACCGCCGTTATGAGCGATTCCGCCATAGGTATCTACCATAAGTTTTCGCCCGGTCAGTCCCGTATCTGCAACGAACCCGCCGATGACGAATCGACCTGACGGATTGACAAGGATTTCTGTCTTGGAAATGTCGTACTCCGCAAAAACGGGAGCAATCACTTTTTCCTTGATTTCCTCTGTCAACTCTTTCAAAGTTTTACTTTCTTCGTGCTGTGCCGACACAACGATGGACACGATTCGAGAGAACCTGTCCCCGTCATACTCGACCGACACCTGACTCTTCCCATCGGGCAAAAGTCCCGCTATAACACCATTAATGCGACATTCGGTGAGCCTATCGGTTAATCGATGAGCGAGTTCCACCGGGAGCGGCATATAATTTAAGGTTTCGCTTGACGCATAGCCGTAGACGATGCCTTGGTCTCCTGCTCCCTGTTCTTTCTTGCCGACTGCACCCGCAATGTCCGCGCTCTGCTTATGAATGCGGACTTCATATTCGATGTCGTTCGGATCGTAGCCGACTTCGGCAATCACACATCTTGCAATGTATTCGTAGTCGACTTTCGCCTTGGTCGTGATCTCCCCGGCAATAAAGCATTTGTTATGGGCAAGCATTACTTCGCAAGCCACTCTGCTGTCTTCGTCCTGTTCCAGACACGCATCGAGAATGCTGTCCGCAATAAGGTCTGCAAGTTTGTCGGGGTGACCGCAAGTCACCGACTCTGCCGTGTAGGTATGTTTAATCATTGATTTGTCCTCCATCATCCCCCAACGGAAAGTTCTATCCATTGGAACTTTTGCTTGTTCTTCTAATTGAAATCTTCGCTCATAGTCGTGAACCGTGCGTTCGTTCCCCTTGAATGAAATCGGGCTATCCAAGTCCCATTCCAATAATTTCGCCCACAGTTTCGGGTACTGTTTTCGCAGCAAGCGTAGCTGCGCCGTAGATTGGTTATGGCAAAACCAACACCCGCCACGAAGCGATGTTTCGTAGGTCGGACTTAATAGTCCATTCTCTTCGCACCACTCTCGACACATCTTTTCCGTCCACCCGTATTCCACGAGAGGACTTCTTTTCGATTCGGTCAGGTTATGAAATCGTTTGGGTTCGTCTATTGCTATTCCGATATACACAATCGCATTTCTCTGCACCTTTTGAAGCACGGACTGTTTTAGCCGTCCCGTACACCAATTCCCCTTTTGCATTGGAAAACCATATATTTTTCCCGCATATAGACTCTTTTCCCCGTTACTTACAGAATAAAAGTAGTCTTCGTAGGACTTTGGCGATGAGATATGCTCAACTCGGATTCCATACTTTTCATAGATGATTTTGTCTGCTTTTTCTTTGAAAGCAACCATTGGCGGAAGATCCGCGTGTATCGTATCCGTTGCCATTATCTCCACGTGGACGATTCTATCGAGCGGAAGATTGTGTCTGTGTATGACTTCGAGCATTGCAAGGCTGTCCTTGCCGTAACTAATGCTTGCTATATACTCCATTACTCGATTTCGCCTAAAAATAAAGCCTTGAAGATTGACTCCAAGACTTGAACCACTATTCCGTTGCCCGCTTGCCTGTATTGCTGCGTTCCGCTTATCTTTGCCGCAACGATTTTGTCTATCTGTTCATCTTTCCACCCCATAAGGCGAAGACATTCTCTCGGTGTGAGCTTGCGGATTCTCACATTCTCGGTGATCACCGCGTTTCCGTCACCGCAAGTCAAGGTATGCGCTACTCCGTTACCCACTCGACCACGCTTGGTCTTGCTGCCGGGATATGTAATGTTGACATAATCGCCGGGTCTTGCTTCTTCGTAGCCTTTCTTGTTTGCCACCTTGACTTTCAGATAGGACTGTTGCGTTTGCCCTGCCGATGCTTGTAGTGCGGGAACAATCTCTTTTTCGGTTCGTTCTCGCGTAATCGTTCCATCGCCTGCTTTGTGTCCCCAATTGTTCGGTGCAAGAACCTTGACATCTTCGACTTCGAGTTTTAACACAGCAGAACTTCCGGACGGAGAGCTGCATTGCCCTGTAAGCGTTGGGGCAACATCCTTTATCTCGGTCTTGTTATAAGCCACGAACATCTCCGGGACATACCCTTTTTCTTCGATAAATTCGTTATATCTTCGGCTTACATAGTCCTGTTTGTCTTCTTCAATCACAAGATTATCTTTTTGAACCGTGGTTAAAGCATTGCAAAGCCCTTTTTCGTTGATTTCAAGTCTCTGTTCGGTCGGCACTCCCGCCGTTCTGTCGGACGGATCTTCGGGGTTTCTTCCACGCATCGCTCCAACAACGGGAAGAATTGCTGTCTTGAACCCTTCCGGGCGAGTAGTAAGAGTCGGACACACACCGCTCTTGTTCACTTTCTTATTGAAAGCGTCTATAGTATCGCCTACTTCGCACTCGTTCTCTTTCAGCGTTTCGAATACTTGCTTGTAAAAGCGTTCTTTCGGCTCGGCCGCGTCGATGATGATAGGAGTTTGACCGCCGCCTTTGCCCATCGCTTCGGTAAGCGTCGGACTAATGCCGTCCGTTCTCGGTGTTTGGTGCTTTTGAAGTCCACCAAGCACGAAGTCTTCGGCTATTTTCAGTTCGGTGTTGCCACCCTGCTGACAATGCACGGTTGGAGCGATACCGTCAGGTTCATACACACGCTTGCTGATATCGTGCATCTTGTCCCACTTACCGCCTACCACTTCTCCGACCTGAACGCATTGCGGTCCACGCCAATCTCTTGCAAGAAGTGTATTTGCGAGCCCGTCACCGGGGCGAATACTGTCTCTTCGGCTGTTAAATGTCGAACGAAGTATGCTCCGTATTGTGCTTTCCTTGAGATAGAACCTTTCATCGACTGTTTCATCAATCATATCTCGCAAACGAATAGTCAATTTTTTGGGTTTTGGAAAAACAAAGGGTTCGTGTTTGCCCCTGATAGATATGCAGAAAACCCGTTCTCGGTTCTGCGGAATGCCGTAGTCCTTGGCATTCAACACTTTCCAATAGTTTGTGTAGCCGAGTTCGGCGAGAAAATCGAGCCATTTATCGAAGTCCGCCTTGAACTTCTTGCTGACAAGGTTCTTGACGTTCTCAAGCAATAGGTATTTCGGGAGTGTTCCCTTTTCCGATGCAACACGCAGCAAACGCTCGACTTCAAACAGCAATCCGCTGCGAGTGCCTTCCTTAATGCCCGCGCCCTTGCCTGCGACCGATATGTCTTGGCACGGAAACGAATATGTCCAAAGGTCAGCGTCCGGGAGTTCTTCTATCTTGCGGATATCTCCGAGATTGTTGGCTATGCCGTGCATTGCCTCGTAACTTTGAATTGCATATTTGTCTATCTCGCTTATCGCCACGACTTTATGTGCAATGCCGATATTCGTTAATGCTTGTGTTTGCGAACCGATACCTGCGAACAGTTCAATCAGTCGCAACGGATTTTCGGCTGTGTATTCCGTCATGCTTTACCCCCTAATAGTTTTTCCATAATGTCATCGTTGGGGTTCGTTTCGTCCCACTTCGACAGTTTGCTTTCTCTTACCACGATGTAGATTTTGCTCCACACTTCGTTGGTTTGTTTGAGATACTGTTGCGCCATACCCACGAACGGGGACGGCATCGGCTTGCCGTTCTGGTCTTTTACGAGCAGTCCGTGCTTGGTGTTCATATCTTCGCATTCAAGCCATCTCGCTTTGCAAAATGCGTACTCTTCCAAGTTGTACGGCAGTATTCCCTGCGTACACCCGATGCTTTTCAGCCATGCGTACACGGTCTTGTATATCTCTTTTGCTTTTGCTGATAAATAAGAAGGCGGTTCGCTCGGTAGTTCCAATCCGTTGTCGGTTGTGAAGTTCACGACTTCTATCGGACGCTTGCCGGGATTGCCTTCCAGTATCTTTTGCGTGACCGCTTTCTTCGGTCTTCCCGCGCCCGGTCTTGCTCCACCGCTTGCCATACTGCCTCCCTTTTGAATTTTTGATTTTTGCTCTGTTTTTTTGATTGTTTTGATTTCCCGCGAAATCAAAAAGGACGGCTCGCCGTCCTTCAATACTTCGTATTGGTTTTGATTTCTTTGATTTTTCCGTTTGATTTTTGATTTCGCGTTTTTTCGCGTTGGACTGCGGCCCCGCTCTTAGGGTGGAAATCGTCAAGTTTTCGACCTCCCCCTCCCCGGCGGTCAGTCGTACTCTCTCGGCTTCGGTTTCCACCTTGAGCCTTCCTGTGCACTCTTGCGTGAGTGACACGACCAACACAGGCTTTGCAAGTTGCTCGGAGCGAACCGCTCGCCGCCTTGCTTGATGGGAACGATATGGTCTACCATTGTCGCTCTCGTTCTTTTACCCGCTTTCAAACACTCCGCACAAAACGGGTGCTGATTGAGTTGCTGCTTTCTCGCGTGCAACCATTCGGGTGTCTTGTAAAAGTTCTTCGTGAAGTTATCTCGTCCGTACTCGTTGTATTGCTTGTCTACGAGCCTCTTGTGTTCTTCACAGTATTGCCCGTCCACGAGCTTGGGACAGCCGGGATAACTACACGGTCGTTTTGGTTTTCTTGGCATATTTATCTCCTGCCTACACTCTTATTATATCTGCCGTTTGTCGCGTTTTGGCGGTTTTTGGCTCGGTCTTGTCGCTTTTTATAACTCGGCTAAACAGTCACTTATAATGGCTATCGCTTTATCTCTTCTTCTGGCGATTGCATCTCGTCCCAAGAAGAACCGCTTGCTCATCTCTCGCAAGGACATCTTTTGCAGATAATACTTGCGGATAATCTCGTCCAGTCCGTTCGGAAGTCCTGCAATACAGTCTTCAATCGCCGTGATACATACGAGTGTCCTATCTTCGGTCAAGCCTTGTTTTTTCTTGTATTCCGCTATGGCTTTCTTGGCCGTATAGTTCTCCAAGTATTCCTTGATTTCAGTCGTTGTCATTGCAGTAGTCCTCCATTTCCTTTCGTCTTTTTTCTTCTCTTACTCGCTCGTCCCAAACCCAATCGCCGTTTTCTTTGGGGTCGATCTTGCTTTTCAGCCAACTTCGTATCTGTCCGCAGTCTTCCAAGTTTTCGTTCCAATCGTCTTCGAAACAGACTCCGCACAAATCCCACATTTGCATCGTTCCGAACTTTTGCCCCTTATAAAAGAACAGCAAAAGCATTTTATCGGCGGTTTCGTCATAGTACTTCCACTT